GAAACTTCAAAAATACTCAGAATGCAACTTACCATAAAAACATTTCCAAAACAAAGACCTAACATTACACTGCTGACTATACGTGACCATATAGCCCGGCAAGTTGCAGTCGAAAGAGACGAACCTAGCAACAAGGAGATCCGTTTAGCAATCGAACTTGCTAAGCATAAATCCCCTATGGCATTAGATAGGAACGATACAGTTCGTAGTATCTTGCAGTGTAATGTTTCTGATGAAAGAATTTATTTAGTCAAACCATTCAAAAAGATCATATACAAGAAGATTATTGTATGTGAGAATGGGGTACACAAGACTAAGAAAGTATTGCGGAAACGCAATGTATCAAAATAACCCAAATATGACAAATATCAAATCTTAACATATGATATTAGCAAACCCGCCATAAACCTGGCAAACATGACATAAGTATGTTCTAAACCATTTTAATTATTAATTACGATGTTAAAAGAAGTTAATATAGATGTACTTATAGAACTTAAAATTACCGCTCATCAATTTATGATCCTATGGATGGTACTAAATGAGCGCTATAGGTCACTGGAGAAATATCTTAAGGAGACGAACTCTTATGATACTTTTAAGGATGACTTAGACCAATTAGCTGAATTGCCGCTAATTTCTTATAACAAAGAGAAGCCGTATGATTACAAATCTATCGTGGCTAAACCAGATTTCTTACGATCTTTGGTTAAAGATGACATCTTCGAGGAATTCTACAACGAATTTCCAAAGAAGGTTAATCGGCCTGATGGGATATTACAGTATCTCCGTAGAGATAAGAGATTGTGTGAAGATCTATATTATATTATCACGAAGGATGACCTGCATAAGCACAGACATATTATGGACTGCTTAGCATTTGAACTCAAGCATCGTAAGAGCAGTGGCTCTATGCAATGGTTCAAAACTATGCAGAAATGGTTATCTACTCACGAATGGGAAAATTATGAGGATATCGTAGACGACGACCCTCAACAACAACCAACCAAAGAAGCATATGGAACCCAATTGGAATAATACTAAGGATAGATTAGAATATAGGCATATTGAGCACCCTACCAAAGAGGCTTTGAAGTACATTGACAGTAGACGTAAAGGAATTGTTAAGTCCTTAAAGACTCGTTGGAAAAAATTTAATAAATTAACTAACGGAGGCGTTGAACCCGGAGTGATCACTACGATCGCTGGGGCCAGCGGTTCTGGTAAAACTGCTTTTGCAGGAACATTAGCAGTAGACTTAGTAGATCTAAATCCAGATCAAGATTTTGTTATCTTGAATTTTTCTTTCGAGATGATTGGGTATAGGTCTATAGGTAGATTTATCTCCTATAAAGCTAGGAAGACTACTAATGAACTTTATAGTGGAGATCAAGACAATGTTGTTATCAATGATGACGAATTCTCTGCTATAGAAAAACATGGTGAATCTATAAAACAATACCCTATCTATTTCGTAGATAGCCCTGGTAATGTTGACCAGATTAAGAACACCATAGAAACTTTTAGAATGACTGTTGCGAGAGGAAAATGGTTAGTAATTATGTTGGACCACACTTTATTGGTTCGAGGTAAAACTAGTCAAGGAGAGAGAGAAGTATTAGGAGATTTGCAAAAGTTATTCATGGAAGTAAAAAAGTGGGGTAGAGTATCTATAATTCAGTTAACACAATTGAATCGAAATATAGAGGCATCAGAGCGGATATCCAATCCGTCACTGCACTATCCAAGGAGATCTGATTTAAGTTCTTCCGATACGATGTTCCACGCATCAGATTTTGTTTTCGTTATTCATAGGCCAGAGACAATCGGTATTGAAAAATATGGTTTGAGCAATTTACCTACTAAAGACGTAGTGTATCTCCATTGCCTTAAAGCCCGAGACGGCGAAGCAAAGATTCTTGTTTTCAAGAATAATTTAAAGTACAATTCAATAGACGAAATATCAATAAACGAACTTTAATCAAAAATAGATTATGGTATATACAAAAAAGACGCATAAATTTGCAATACTTGTAGATGAATATGGACGTGGCAAAAAGCAACTCCAAGAATTAGTTCTCTTACTAAAAGAAGACTTATCTTTTCTGAAACAAGCACCTCGTGTACTGGCTTCAAAACGAATCCAGCAAGCACGTAAAGGAGATTATATAGTATTTGGATTTTCCAAGCGATATGATTTCCGAGTTCTTAATAAAGATCAGTGGGAAGAGTACACAGTAGACCGTCGTACACCTGTTGCTGACCTATATGAAGAGTGGGAAGAAGTAGAGGATTTACTCGACGAGTATGTTGAGGCTAATTATCCTAACGAAGTAGACGTAGAAGACTCATACCGTCCCTATTGCTGCAATTCAGACAATGTAATTATCCTCGAAGATTTCGATCCAGATGATATTTATTATGTCGAAGTTCCCAAGAAGAAAAAGAAGAAGACAACAAAGAAGCCTACTGTCAAGAGACGGAAGGTGACTACAGATACTGTAGGTATTAAGGAAGCCAAGATATATCACAACTTCGTTAAACTTGGGTGGGATGTTTTTGACATCATGCTCAACGAAGATGAAGAAGAATATGTGAAGATAAACGGTAACGTTTATTGGATCGACCGTGATAATAATGGTTACGGAAAACTTTCAGTGCAATAATATAACCTGAGTAGGGTACCAGAATCATAAGGGTCCAGCTTTGCCATGTAGTGTGTCCAAAACACGACATGTCCTGTCTATAATGCAAAGTTGGTACCCCTACTTTTTAAATACAAGCGGTAATATGACAAAACAAGTCCCATATCAGATAGCCATAGTAGGTCAATCTGGAAAAGGTAAGACGATGGCTTTTAGGAATATGAATCCTGAAACCTGTGCTTTTATTAATATGGAGGGAAAACCGCTTCCGTTTGAAAACAAATTTAAACATTACTTTGTGCCAGATAGCTGGCAGGAAGCATACCACAAACTTATCGAATATTTCAAAGACGACTCTATTACGGAAGTAGTCATGGACAGTTTCTCTGCATATGTAGACTCTCTACTCAAGACAGCGAGAGAAACCAAGAAAGGATTTGACACGTGGAATATGTATAATGAGGAGATAGGTAAACTACTCTATCTTATACAGAAGTATAATAAGGATATTATTATTACTGCACATTCCGCAAATATAGAATCAGAACTTGGATTAGAAGAAAGACGGATTGCTGTAAAAGGCAACGAATGGAATAAGGCTGGAATTGAAAGTAAATTTACTATAGTTTTATTTGCGGATGTCATACGAGATCCGATGACAAATAAGCCTAGTTATAAGCTTCAATTTAATTCCGATGGTAAAACATCAGCCAAAACACCACCTATGTTCTTAGAAGAAAATGAAGAGAACATGGACAACGACGCCGCTCAATTCCTTACACGGATGAGAGCAAAATTATCGAATGGTTAAAAAAAGAGATAAGAAATATGAAATTTTTAGTTGACGACACTATACAATCAGAAGTACGAACGGTTAATTATGTAGATGTAGGTATTCATGCTGACATGGAACTTACAGATATTAAGATTGACGTATCGCCCAAGGGAAATAACTTCCTTGCATTTACATTTACTGACCCTAATGGACGAGTTCTAACAAAGACAGAATGGGAACCAACAGGACAGGAAGATGATGTATTAATGAAAAAGATACATAACCAAGCTAAGCGTATTAAGCATATTATGACTAAATACATGGCTGCAGAACACACAAAGATCGAGTATGATACCGAACAATGGGTGAAGTATGCGAGTACCGTTAAAGCTAAGCTTGATTCAGTTAAAGGCACCACAAAAGTAAGAATAAAGGCAGTTTATGGGAATCAGAATTATGTGACCCTACCAAACTACCTCCCATTTATAGAAAGAATGGATATTGAGAAGACTGAACTAGCAATTCAGACTATCGACAAAGTAACTAGAGATGTACCAGATGCAGAAGCGAGAGTTTCTAACCCATTTGACAAACCTAGTAACCCAATACTGGACGCAGTAGCACCTTTTGTTACTCCTACACCACCTCCTACAACTGGACTCAATGACGCCTTACCTTTCTAAATAAATTAGATGAAAATAAATACCGATAACATTGTAGAGCGAATAAATGAAGAGGAAATATTACAGCGTACTACAGAATATGATATCTACCGACATTATACACCACATAAGTTTGAGATAGGTAGGATCATGTCATCTCCGTTTAGGGATGATAAGCACCCCTCATTCGGTATTTTCAAATCCAGTACAAATGGAGCCTTATTATTTAAGGATCAAGCTACTGGAGATGTAGGAAATTGTTTTAAGTTTGTCTCTATCTTATTCCAACTTACGTATGGTCAAACCTTACAAAAGATTTGGGATGAAATGGTAGTGGGCAATATTATATCCCCAACGGGAATCCAGATTAGGGATTACTATAAAGCCAAGAAGACCATAGTCTCCGTGAAACGAAAGAACTTCACTAGAACGGATGATCAATATTGGGCTCAATATCATTTAGATAGGGACATCTTAAAACACTACAACGTAATTCCAATTCAGAACTTTTGGGTCAATGAGTTCTTGGGTAAGTTTACTTATTCTGAGCACAATCCAATGTATGCATACAAGATCTTTAATAGTTTTAAAGTATACAGACCTAAGAGTGAATTAAAGAAAGACAAGTGGCGTAGCGGTTGTGGCCAATACGATATCCAAGGATGGGATCAATTACCTGAATCTGGAGACCTTTTAGTAATCACTAAGAGCCTCAAGGACATAATGGTTTTAAGCCTATTTGGGATACCTTCTATCGCTCCGCATGGTGAGAATACACTCTTACCGAGAAAGGTCGTAGATGAGGCTAAAAAGCGCTTTAAAACGCTTGTTATGCTATACGACTATGACGATGGTGGATTAGCCGGTGTAAAACGGATGAATGAAGAGTACGAAATACCATATGTATTCATCCCAAAACACTACTTAGAAATCCACGGAGTAAAGGATATAAGTGACCACATAAAAGAATTCGGTATAGAACCTACCGAGAAACTAATAAAAAAATTATTAGATGATAGTACAAATAGTAGAGAAGGTTGACAACTGTATAGATTGCCCCAATAGTTATCAGAACGGGAGAAATCATATATGCAGAGCAGCCATGAAAGGCATAGGAAGTGAGGATTGCCTCAACAGTATGCTTATAATTAGAAATAGAGTGCATGAATTATGCCCATACAAAGACGACGAAGTAAACCAAAGGGCCAAGCGAAGAACAAGGGTAGGGTAAAGAATGCCACCCCTGTACTGGACAACGGTATACAATTTAAGAGTAAACTAGAACATTATTGTTACACCAAACTAATAGCTAGTGGGATTCCTTTCAAATACGAAGAACAGAGATTTACTTTAGTAGATCCATTTACCTTTAACAATGATTCATATGAATTAGGGAAAATAAAGGGAGAACGCGCATTTAAGAAGGCGAGTCCAAACATACGAGCAATTACCTATTTACCTGATTTTGTAGGAGAGTATAAAAATCAGCCTTATGTAATCGAAACCAAGGGGATTTTAGGAGATTCGTTTCCAATCCGGTGGAAGTTATTTAAGAGGCACATACAGGCCAACGGGCTAAACTATGATCTGTATATGCCAAGGAACAGAAAACAAATAGACGAAACTATTAACCTCATAAAGAGTAAGAATGAATCCAATAGAACAAGGACTTAATAAGACAACCACTTTCTTACTACCTATGTTGTTCCCAAATACCACATATAACGAAATTTTTGCAAACTATTTAAAGCAAGCATACGTAGGTTTGTTAGATGATGAAAATGATCCTTCGTACACAATCGTTCTTGAATTCGATGAGAACAATGTGGACGTTAACTTCATTGAAGATCTATTAACAAACATTGACCTAGATGGGAAAGCAGTAGCTTCCTCAGACAGTATTATAGAAATCAAGGTAACTGATACCGAGAACTATGATGCATTTATTAAAGGTCAGTATAGTAAATTTACACCCGAATACAAAACGACTATCCTAGAATTTTGGAAAGTCGACGAGAAATCACTAATTTCTGGGATATTAATGAATGACCAAGAGGTAGTGACTGAAAAGTCGTCATACCTTAGTCGAGAAATTGTGCAAGAGTTAGGAGAAGCACATGGAGAGAGCTGGCCACCGCCTAATCTTTTTGTAGATGAACTTTATCTAGCATAAACAAAACAGACCTCACTATTAATTTAGTGGGGTCCTTACTTTTACACTCACAAATATTTTAAAAAATATAAAATATGACACAAAACAATTATTTATCTCAGAAGAAGATTGATAGCCTTACCCCTCATATACAGACTCATCTAAGAGACCAATTTTACGGTGCCATTGATGATTTTCGTAAGACAAAGAAGTTTCTGAAAGCATCAGATTCGTATATTTTAACAGATGAATATAACGACTTGTTAGAATCCTTTGGTGATGATCCAGCAGCTAAGATAGTAGATCATATACGCAATTTCGTTGGACTATATTATGATAAAGATAAGGACCCTAATTTTAATTGGTGGCTTCCACAAACCATACGAGGACTTGATTTTATATTGAGGGAGTATAATCTACAAGGATTTAATCCATACAATGAAGATAGTCCATACACTATAGACAATTACGAAGATCTTTTGGAAGATAATATAGACACCTTTATTAGTAATAGAATTGAAGATTCTCAACGTAGATACGCAGAAAAAGAATTAAATTTAAACCATTATCTTTCCATCGAAATGTGGAATAAGCTTGAAGCTATATTAGCGACAGCACAATGTGGATCTCTAGAAGAGATTGAACAATTAGTATCAAATAGTTTTGATTTTGACGAATTAATTATTCAACAATCATAAAACTATAACATAAATTAAGAACAATAAACACACATGAATATGTATAAACCAGAAAATATGGAAGACAAGCCGATGAATATTAACTTAGTTAGTGAAATAGCAGGATCAATAGTATCCGATAAAATGTTGAATAAAGTAGATGATCTCACCACAGCTAATCGCATGATTGGTACTTTGGAAGGCGAACTTCAGGTTGCCAACCAACTATTAGATCAAAGCTTTACAGATATGGAGCGTCAAGTTGAAGAGGCTTCCACTAACGTACACGTAACAATAGTTCCTTCATATAGTAATGATACCCCACGTACTCTAACTAGAGATCGTTGGGGAGACTTAGTATATGCTACACAGAATAACCCTATGTCAATAGAGAATATTACTAATGATAAAGAGAGGATTTCTGAACTAGCCGATGCTGCTGTAAAAGGTCAAGCTAA